CGCGTTGACCGGCGCAGCGGAAGGCGTGGGACCGATCGGGACGTTTCGGAATGCTGGCGCGGGGACGTTGCTGATCTGTGCGGCGGCGCTGGCTTGGGGGCCGGCAGGAACACCCAGCGCATTTGGGCGAACGCCATACATAAACTTCCCGCCAAACGTATCTACCGGCCTTTTGACAAGGCCACGGCGGGAGCTGTGGTCATACATCATGCCGCCGCCGGCATATATGCCAACGTGCGTTTGCACGCCAGGGCCCCAGTTGCCGTAGGTGCGCTCGAAGCCAACTAAATCGCCTGGACGAAGCTCCTCCTTCCTGTTGATGCGCTGGCCAACGTCAGAGCCAAAGAAGCTGCTTGCCAGGCGCGGACCAGATTCGAGACCATCCCATGCTTTCTTGGTTGTCCCGATCGCAATGCCGGCAACCTTGAACAATTCGCGCACTGCGTCCGCGCAGCGCTCCGTCTGGCCCGCGAAAAGGCCCAGGCTGCCATTCGCTGCCTGAAGTAGGCGATCAACGTTCCCGGCTGTGCTCGCGCCTCCAGGGATGGCCGCCCCACCACCAGGAGCGCCCGCCGCCGCCGGTGCCGATACCCCACCACCCGCGCCCATGTCGGGCAACGTCATCGCCTGCCGCATGTAGTCGGCGGCCTTGATGGAGCGATCGTAAACATAATCTGCAACCTGCTTTCTATAATCTTCTACTGACCTGACGTAAGCGAGCTTGCGGCGCTCGATGTCCTCAATCTCGCGTGCATTCGTGCGCTTATAGTCTTCCGCATCCCGCCCGAGCTTCACCAGCGTCAACTCAAGCCGTCTGCGCGATTGCTCAATATCTGCCTCACCTTCTCTCCTTGTCCGCATCACCTCGCGGACATTGCTGAGCAGTTGCTGCTCGAAGCCGACCGCTGAGGCGAATGCACCACGCGCACCGAGATCACTGCGCTCGATACGATTCTGTGCGGCGCCGCGAGCGTTCTCGATCTGCTTCTCAAGCGCTTGTTGCCTGAGGTCAAAGATTTCGCGCTCCTTTTTGTAGGAGTAGTCTGCAATCTCTCGGTTGAGATCCGCGCCATCGCGTTGCAGGTCGTGCGCCTGCCGTTGCAGCTTGAACGCTTCGCGGTACGCGGACTTAATATCATCCGCCGCTTTGCGCGATTCATCAATTCGAGCGCCTGCATCCCTGAAGGCATCCTCGGCGGATAGCGCGGGCCGGCCGGAGGAGGAGGCAATGGCCTTGTCAATTCGCTCCTGGATCCTGGATCGAGGAGCTTCCCCTATGTCAGTGAGCTTGCCGGTAAGCGGGTTAAATCTATAGTTGCGACGAGATTTATCTACGTCCTGCCCGCCGCCTCGGACGCTATTGATGAAGTTGACAAGATCATTCAGTACAATCGTGAAACCGATGATCCCAGGAATCACAAGCCGCTGCAAGTCGCCAGCAAGGATGGACCAGGACTCCTGAAGTTTCTTCTGCTCAGTATTCAGTGCGCCAAGTTCCTTCGCCGCCCCAGGGCCGAGACGCTTTTCGACCTCACGCAAGACGAGCGTTTGCGCATCGTATGCACGACCAACAGATTGCAGTTGCTGGACTTGGAACTTAATGCTATCGCTGACATTAAACCCGCTCTTTTCGAGTGCCTGGATGGCATCGTTGGGCGCCTTGAGCGAGGTGGCAAGCTCCTTGAGGTTGTTCGACGTTGTATCAATCGCGCTACCGACAGCAGTGCCGATCAGCGACAGGCCGAAGCCGAACGAACCACCGATCGCGCCGCCAAGTGCGCCACCCGCAAAGCCGCCTGCTGAGGCTCCTACGCCCTGGCCGAACAGGAGCGGGAACGAGCCACCGATGATCGCATTGCCGATCGTGTCGCGGCGACTTCCCTGAAAGAAGCCGGGCTGCTGCTTGAAGCCTGGCACAAGGTCTGGCCTGCGCTGTGCCAGGCGCTCGTCAAAAGAGAGCCCCCGAGTCCGCCGGAACTCTATCGCTCGCCCTCTCGCGCTGGCCTGATTTGCATTTTTCGCCTGAGCGAGAGCCTCTCTTCGCGTTTCGGCCTCGATCTTGTCTCGATTGCGACTAATGGATTTCAGCGTTGGCGAATCCTTTTCGATCTCCTCGGCTTGACGACTAAAAACATTGAAGACGGATGCTTCTGCGGCGGCCCTGGTGCGATCGGAGATCAGATTGCGACGAGCAACGTCCTCGTCACTCACGCCGGCGGGGCGCAAGGTCGCCCCAGGGCTGACGCCAAAATCACGAGATAGCGCCCTGTCTCGCGCATAGGTATCGCCTGCCGCCTGCCGCTGAGCCCTGACAAGCTCGTTGGCGGCGGCTACTTCTGCCTGCCTTGCGCCGAGTCTTCTTTCTACCGCCGCCAGGTTCTCCTCTTCAACAGCATTCAGCTTACTCTGCGTTGAGATAAGATTTCTTAGCGCTACCTCTTCATCGCTTACGCCGGCAGGGCGCAAGGTTAGCGCTGTGCCTACGCCAAAGTCACGAGATAGCGCCCTGTCTCTGTTGTATAGATCATTAGTCGCCTGTTGAACACGCTTCCGTGCTGCCGCCTGCCTTTCTATGGCGGCAAGATTTTCCTCTTCGAGAAAGAGTTGCTTGCCCGTGAGAGCGTAGCTTGCTCTCTTGACGTTATTGATTTGATTATTCGCTTCTGCGCGATCCTGCTCAATCTTGAGCAGCTCCTTTTCGACGTTGCTTATCTCAACAGCTATGATGCCGCCGGAAAGACTACGTGTTTCCACGAGGTCGTAGACCCTGGAAAGCTCGGACCTGTATTCCGTAAGCGCTGCCTTTGTGCGTGGCAGGTCTTTGCCAAGGCTAAGCAGTTGGTTCAGGCCGCCAACCCTTGGGTTAATGTCTTGCCCAAACCCGCCGGTTCCGCTTTGGTATAGATCCTTCAGAGCGGTTAGCTGTTCGACAGTTGCCCTGCCAGCTTTTACGCGAGCAATTTCCGCGCCCTGCGTAAAATCCCGGAAATATCTTTTTTGGGATTGATTGGTAAAATTGATGTTATCAGCTAAGTCCCTGAACGCAGCGGATTGCTGGCGCAATCCAGCAGTAGTAGACGCAAGGGACTTATCGCCAGAGGCTATGCTATTGAAGAAGTCTTTTGCGCCTTGGCTTAACTGACGGAAGGTGTCCCTGCGGCTACCGCTTCCCTCTCCGGTCAGTATATTGAGGGGCGTCTTGTTGAGATCGCCAATACTCTTTTGTAGCCTCGACAGGCTTTGCTGGGCCTGCTGAAAGCCGGAGGTGACAAGTACAGCCTCAAGCGGCTTGTTGATGCGCCGCTCAAGAGTCTTCAGGCCCCTGTCGAAGTCAGAGAAGTCGCCTGTTACGCGTATTCTACCTTCGTAGTCGGGCACGCCCCTCCCTGATGCCGGTGCCCCACCCTAGCGCCTCCTGGATCGGCGGGCAGCCTGGGTGGGGGCGGCATCGGCAGAGGGCGCCTCGTCCGCGAGCACTTCGAGGTAGGCAGCGTGCAGGATCAGATCATCCGGCGTAGCGTTGTTGCGGAGCTGCGTAAGAGTCATGTGCAGCTCCTTGCATAACGCTAGCTGTAGCCTCAGCCTGTAGTCACTCTTGATCGCCTCCTTTATCGCTTTTGGCGTCCGCTTCAGCCAGCACACCCCCGTTATTGATAAGGGCGGTCATCAGCTTCATCATGTCATCCTGAGCGTACTCATTGCGCATCTTCTGGATGTCCGCAGTCTTGAACATAAGCGTCCCGTCTTCGTGCTGTGCCTTGGCAATCAGCACTTTGTAACCGTAGGCGTTGTTGCGCTTGTCGCCTTCTACGGCTTCACGGATGGCGTCATCTTCCGCCTGCGTGAGAGGATCGAAGTACATCACGAATGGGTCGCCCGTGCTGAGCGTGATTTCGGCCTTGCGGCGCTGCCTCGTCTTGCGCAGGAGGGCGTCAGTATCTTGGCGTGCCATGGATGGGTTTGAGCAACGGGAACATGGTAGCACCGATCAGCGCATAAAAAAGCGGGGCCGAAGCCCCGCCGTGCTTGCAGGCGCTGCTCAGGGCGTCAAGCCGAAGACGTGGGCCGGCTGACCGCTTACCGAGAAGTTGATCGAAAGTTCGGTGGGGGAATCCTCGGGGGTAACACCGCCGGAGAAACCGAGCAACGAGATCGGGAACTCGCAGTACAGGCTCTTCGCTTTGTCAATCGCCCCCGTGCCGCCGCTTGCCGCGATGGCCTTAAAGTAGGCGGACAGCCTAGCGCCAGACTGGTTGCGAAACAGGCTACCTTGCACGATGCGGTTCGTGAAGGAGTCATCATTCGAGCTGAGCCTGACAGTGAGCGTTCCACTCCCGCTGGCGAAGCCGGACTGGGTAGTGCGGAACGGCGCCAGCTTGGCCTCGCCCGAACTTGGCGTGCAAGGGATAGAGGTGGTGTCGATTTCGCCCCGAGTGACCTCCAGCGTTACGGAGGCCAGTTCGCAAACGGCCATATCGGCCGAGTAGGACATCTTGATGTGGTTGGTGGTGCCAGGAGTGTCCGCGCCACCAGCGCCACCATTGCCGCTCAGCGCTATAGCGGTGCCGCCCTTGGTAGCAGAAACGCTAACAGTCGTGGAGCTGGGGCGCGTCTTGATGTAGTAAACAGTGCCTTCGGTAAGAGCGCTGTCCAGTTTCGCGGTCCCCTGTTCAACGAAAACAACGGGATCGTCAACACGAAAATCACTCGTCGCGGGAACATTGATCAGCGAAAAAGTGGCGGGACTGACCGGCGCGGGAAAATCGGTCTTGTCGAGCAGGCAGGCGGTCGTGCCGGGAGGAACCATCGTGACCAGGCCGTCCTGGCCGGTGAGAACGGTCGTTTGGCCGCAGGAGGTGACGGGCATCGGGAAACCGGCCCGTGGCCGGCGATAGAGCTTCGCGGCTCAGTCTAGGGCACTGGCGCAGGCTAAGCCAAGGGCCTGTAGCTGGCGCTGACGGGGCACGAGAGGCGGGTGTAGTGATGTGGCCGGTCCTGCAGTTGCGACTGGTTGGGGCCGGTGATGCGGCCGATCCGAGGCACGATCTGCTGGGTGGCCGTGGGGCGCACGCCGTTGAGCGCTTCGAGGGCCTCCTTGATCGGGGTCGCAATCTGCAGGCCGCGCCCTGGGCCGATATTTTTGCGGGTGAAAATCTCGCAGATCAATGAAGCGCGAATGTGCCGCTGTGGTACGCCGCCAATGACAAGCTCGTTGATTGGGCCGAAATTGAACTTGATGATGCAATACTCCGCCAGTGCGTCCAGGTTGACGACGGACTGATTCTCGACGAAGGCCGGCACGGGGGCGGCGTTGTCGATAACAATGCGCTCGTAGGTGCCGCGAATCAGTTGCAGGTAGTCGGCTGTCATTTGATGGCGGGGCGGATGAACCCAGATTTAGCACCCTGCTTGAACGCCTGGTCAAACCTGCCGCCTTCCATGTATTGTGTGTACCATTCATATTCAGCGGTTGAGATAGCGGGCTTCCCGCCGGCCTCGACTATCTCATCGAGTGACAGGTCCTGCACCTGACCGCGAAGTGCTCCAGTTCTTTTACCCATGGCAACTGGGGCCTTGTTAGGATCTTCTTCCTGCCTGATAAACTTACCAGGAATCAAGTCCATCGCTTCCTGCGCGTAAGGCGATGTGTTGCCAATCACGATCGCAGGAGTGCCTCTTTTGAGCTGCTCGTCGGTAAAGCGCGGCACGCCAACACTTGCGAATACTTTGTTGCCGCGTCCTTCGACTTGCGAGTACCACTTAGACCTAAATTGACCGCTGTAGTTAGGGCCTTCTTCTTGCAGGTCGGAGATAATCTGGCGCGTTGCAGAGCGCAATGCTTCCCCTGTGGCGCGGCGAACATCTGCCGACATATTGCGCAGCGGGTTTGCGAATCCCCTTGCGGGTTGCGATCGTCTTCGTGGTGCGTTAAATCCTCGGCCCGCCATTATTCCGCCCTCGCAGTGATCTTGCTGGCATACATATTAAACGTGTCGGCGCCAGAGCCGCTTCCCGAGCCTTGCACAATTAGCGGTATCCCGTCAAGCGTAGTGATAACCTTGCCGTCGAGCGTGGTGATGTAGGTCGCCGATGTGCTCTCTTCGCCACCACTGCCATAGGTTGGCCCGATTTCGGTGATCTTCCAACGCTTGCCCAGGTAGCCCAAGCGATCATTCGTGCTGACCGGCCACGGAACAGTAGTATGATCGATCCATGCGACAAGCTCGTGATCCTGCATCACGCCATCGCGCTCCTCTTGCACGGTCTTCACCACTGCGCCGGCCGCTGCGATCGGCGTTTCCGTCAGCGTGATCGCACCAGTTGTCTCATTGTAAGTGCCAGGCGATATTTTGATGTAACTGAGCGCACTTGAGCGCCAGCGATCTATAAGCCGCTTGGCGAGTGAGCCTGCCCAGGCATCCTGTGGAGCGTTCATCCTCGGAACAGTGGCACCATGGACTCGTTGTTCCTGCTCACCCAGCAGCCGATCAGATCAAGCAGCCAGGGATACAGGCGTAGCACCGTTGGCGAATGCCTGCCAACGCGAGCATCGTTTGGCAGTACCTGTGGGGAGCGGGTTTCCCTGGGTGAGAAAAACTCTTCTTCGAGATCGCCGAGCTTCTGACGCTTGACGACAGGCGTAGGAAGTTGATCCGCCGCGCCAAATACGGCTGTGCTGTTATTGAACAGCACGAGAGCCAGCTCGGAGGCAGCAGCGGCGTAGCCGGCGCTCAGCTCGCGCCCGCAGCACGTCGCCTCGTCCGTACACCAGCGGAGGGTGCGCAGGGCGTTCTGTGCCTCGTTCAGGGCCTGGCCCTTCTGCGCCGTGGTGAGCGCCGCCCAGGCGGTGGCCTTGAGCGTGGTCGCCATGTAGGCGTCCGCAGTGGCCACCACGATCAGGTCCGGGGGCGTGCAGTTGCACTGGGCCTCGCTGACGATCGCCTGATAGGGGTAGGGATCGGCCAGGCGATGCCACGGCCACCAGATGGGGCTACTCACGGCGCTCAGACCCCGATGACGCGCCAGGCGT